GCGACGATCTCGGCGACCTTCTCGCCGACCATCTCGGCGTTCCTGCGGCCCTGGACGGTCAGTTCGTCGTACTTCGCCCACGGAGCTTCCAGTCGCGGCTTCTCGACCTGGATGAAGTCGTTGCCGAAGTTGGCGTGGCCGAGCAAAGCCTTCTCGACCTCCTCGCGCGTCGCGTCGTCCCACTTCTGCTGCATCTGCGCGAGTTCGGTGTCGTAGAAGGAAAGCCTGTTCTTGGGGTCCTCACCGAAGCCGAGCATCTTGAACTCGAAGCGCTTGTTGGCCTCGTCGATTTCCCACGGTGAAAGACCTCGGCCGGCGTGCTGGAAGTCGCAGATGATCCCCGCCTGTGCCTTTCTGCCGGTCTGGTAGGCCTTCTCGGGGTCGATGCTCTTGCGTCCGACCGTGGAGTAGTTGCGGTACTTCGCGATGAAGCGGATGTGGATCGCCTCCTTTTAGGTTTGGCCGAAGGCGGCGGGCGAGGACAAAGAATCCTGCAACTCCCGCCGCGACCCAAGCTTCGGCCTTCTGTCGGGGGGCTTGGGTTATCCCGCGACAGTTCTTGATTACGCAATCAGAGCATCGGCGAACCGATACTCACGACTTCGGTGACAGGACGCACAGAGCGTCACAAGATTGTCCAGTTCGTCGGTGCCACCAAGCCGACGAGGGATGACGTGGTGCGCTTGGATCTTTCGCCTTGGATGCTCTTTGGCGCGAGCACCGTTAACACAGTTGACTCCGCAATCCTGGCACGCCCAACTGTCGCGCTGGTAACACTCGCGGCGGCGCTGCTTCCAGGCACGGCCGTGCATACGCAAGTCTTCTTCGCCAGAAACGCCACCGCGCCAGAAATGGGACTTCGCACCACGCTTCTGGTCGGCCATCTTTCGGCCGAATTCGGCTGAGCGTCGAATCTGCATCTGCTTGCGCCGTTGCTCGGGGTCCCATGTCCTACCCTTCGTGGAAGGCATAGGAGCATGACGCAACGCCTCTTTTCTTGCTGCGGAGATTCTGGCGCGAACCGCCGGGGGATGGCTGTAACCGCCTCGGAGCCTCACACTCTGGGCGGCGGGACGCATCTGTACGCCATCAGCAATGAGATACCTTCGCAAGCTGGCCATTGAGACGTGAAATCTCTCTGCTAGCTCGGTCAGGCTCGCGCCTTCGGCGTACAGTCGTCCCGCCAACCCAGTGTCTACCGAGTACTTCCTCGAGCCCTTCACCATGAGGTAAAGAATAACACGAAGAAAAGACGGAGAAGAATTTACGACCTAATTACGAGGTCGCATTCTTTATAAGACCGTGTTTCTTTTCCTGCTCAATTTGCAGGGAAGTTTCGGTCAAATATTCTTCCACCGTCTGGTCTTCAGAGTTGCCTTGCCGGTTGAGCAGGAGCTTCGTGTTGCGGCCCCTGAGCGGGCGGAGCAGGACCGAGCCCATGTCGACCAGGAACGCCCACGAACCGTACTGGGAGGACGTGGTCTGGAACTCGCCCCAGTCCCGCTTGACGACGACCGGGACCTCGAAGCCGAACGCGCCCGAGATGAACGCGTCGACGTTGATTCCCCAGCGAGTGTCGTCAGGACGCGACCGGACCCAGTTGTCCCGCGCGTACCCCGAGATGATCGAGGAGATGAGCGGGGAGACAAAGAGGAGCTTGTTCTTCGTCCCGTACTGGAGGAGCGCCTGCATGAACGTCTCGAACTCGGCCTTGTCCATCGCGCCGGACGGGTCCTTGACGTTGGTGGAGATGTACTCGAACAGTCCGCCCACAAACGTCGTGGGCTCGTTGTCCGAGCCGCCGAGACCAGCGGCAATGAAGTCCCGAGCACCCAGGAAGAGGGCGTGCTCGATCGCGCGCTTGTGCTCGATCCCCTTCTTCTTCCGCTCCTTCATCGGCTCGTTGCCGCCGTACAGCTCCGACGCGGTCAGCGTGTTGGTGAAGCCGTACGGGTGGCGGAAGATCTGGGTGTAGTTGTAGGCCGCGACCCTCTCGGTCACTGACCGCACACCCAGAGACGCACCCTGCGCGGATGCGTTGCCGACGATCACGACGTCGACGCCGGACGCAGCCGAGGCTGCGGCGGTGGCGCCGACCGAGCGGACGATTCCGACCGTGTCGGTTGACGGTGCGGCCGAGACACCAACCGCCTCGCCCGTCGTCGCGATACGAACGACGTCGCCCTGCCGGAAGTAGGGACCTTCGCCGGACGCGACTGTCATCGTGCCGGCGCCTGAAGTGATCGACGCTGCCAGGGTCGAGAGGCGCGGGAAGAGCTGGTCCTCCAGCCACTCGATCTTGGACGAGTGACATTCCTTGGTTGCCACCCGCTGGAGCGCCGTCACGAACTGCGTGGTGTCGTCATGGAGCATCGCGATTTCGCGGTCCATGTCCACGACTCGTTCATTCGAGAGAATGTCTGAGTCGTCGACGACACCCTTGTTGACCGTTACTGCTGGCACAAGGATCTGACTCCGAAGTTAGAAGTGACTTCGGGGTTGTCTTACGGATGTAAGGCCCTAGGCCCCGAAAGGCCCGAGGTCCGCGTTCAAGATGCTCTCCTTGAAGCGGTCCTTTGCATCCCCCGTCTCCCTGGTTTGGGGTGAGGTGGATGCGGACGCGACCACGGCGTCTGCCTTGGCTGCGCGTGCTGCTTCTTGCTGCTCATGCTGCGCCTGTGTGGAGGCCTCGGTGAGGTTGTCTCCTGCTCGCAGCTTCGCTTTCTCGTAGGCGGTCTCGAACGCCCACTCTTTCCTTGAGGGGTCGTCGGAGCTGTACGCCTCTACGAGATACGGGTCGTTCGCGATGATCTCGGAAACGTTGCCCGCGAACTGTGCGAAATCCGAGTGTCTTGACGCAACGGCTTGGAGCGCCGTCTCGTTCGTGGTGCGTGACAGCACCGGCTCGACCTGCCGGAAGCGCTGCTCGTACTGCTGTTGCAGTTGGTCGATGCGTGCCTGGTTTCGTGTGTCCGAGTACCAGGCGGCGGCGGCGAAGGGGTCTTCCTCTCGCCACTCCGCGAAATGGGACTGAAGCGCGATCTGGTCACCGCGTTCGTAGGCAGCGATCGTCGCTTGCATCGGGTCGTCGCTGTTGATCGGAACCTGCTGCTGCCGCAGTTGCGCGACTTCCTGCGCTAGACGCTGGACCTCTTCGTTCCCACGCTCGCCGAGCTTTCGCTCGAGCTCCTGGTAGGACTTGACGAGGTCTTCCTGCGAGTCGAACTTGCCGAGGATCTTCTCCTTCGGCGCGAATCGGCCCTGCTCGTCGCGGGGCTGTTCTGGAGTCTCAGCCTCCGACTCCTCTTCCGAAGTTGTCCCTTCCGGGGCTTCGGCGAGTCCTCGCTCCTCGAATGCTTCGCGGAGCGAGTCCTCAAACGCTGTATCAGACAAGCTGTTTCACCTCTTCCAAGTTGGATGCTTTCTTAAGAGCTGCTACTAGCGCGTCTTCGGCGCAATCGGGGTTATCGAGAATCCACTCGGCCCCGGCCCAAAAACCACTCACGTAGTCGATCTCGCGTTGGGTAATAGCGGCTGTCTCGCGCGCCATAACCAACTTGACGAGGCGACGAGTGTGCTTGTCCTTCTTCCTGTCGAACTCGGTACGAAGGGCCGACCAGGATTCGTGTTCTTTCAGTTTCCCGAGTTCTTGTGCGCGGGCGCCGAGGACCTTCAGCCGCTCAGCGTCCAAGCAGCATCATCCTGATGAACTTGCGCTGGAAACTCCGAACTGGACCGGGGGACTCAAAGCGGAGGCGCTGGAGGTGTCCGATGTAAAGGAGGGCAAAGTTTCTATCCCTCGCCCGTCTTCCCCACGGTGTGAGCATCATCAGTCGGATTCGTAGATGTTGTCCCGGCCCTTGGGAACGGGAACCGGAAGCTGCGGACCGACCGCGACGCTGTCGGTCGAGATCTCCCGCGTGTTCTTCGCGGGTGCGTCGCAGTAGCACTCAGTTGTTTCCTGCGGCGGGTTGAAGCTTGCGTCTGCCATATGAACTCCTATTGGTTGTTGGAGCCGCCCGCCATCGCGCCCATGCGTTGCAGCATCGCGACGGGGGACTGGCTGGTTGCGTTGGAAGGTGAGTTCACGTCGGTTGCCTGCGGCGCCGTCTGCTCGGGTTGTCCCGGCTGCGCCTGTTGCTGAGTCGCCATACCGACGTTCTGCGGGACGGCGGAGTAGTAGCGCTCCAAATCCTGTGTTCCGTACGCCTCGAGGAAGTCGTCCATGAACGCCTTCACGTTCAATCCTGGCTGGCCTGGAAGTGCTGCGAAGTACTGCGCCGACTCCAACGCCGTTTTCAGCTTCGCCATCGCCTCCGCGCGTTTCTCCTGCCGCATCAAAGATTCGTCCATCGAATCGAGGGAGATACGGAACTGGTAGTCGCGGAAATGCTGCGGGTCGATCAGCTCCCACCCCGCCTGCCCGTCCGGGCCGACGATCTGCTCGTAACGGGTGTCGGTCAAAAACTGGTCGTTCAGCTCGATGAAGTGGTTCCCGACCTCGGCGTCGGCTTCGAGGAAGAACTGCCGCTTCGCCGCAACCCGTCTCTGAGCGAGGTTGGTGAGGATCGACGCTTCGGTTGCGGTGTCGGTGTTGGCCTGACGGTTGTCGCCGGCCAGCCACGGCATCCCGCCCGAAATTGCCTGTAGGTCGCCCTTCAGTCGTTCGATCGTGTTGGTTGCGAGTTCCGCGGTGATCGGCTCGGGGCGGTTGAACACCACCTGATCCGGTCTGTCGATGAGCCACTTCTCGCCCGGCGCGAACTCGAACGCATCCGGATCGTCCACGTCCCCGGCGATGAGGATGATCGCGTTGTTGAGGAGTTGGAGGTTGTCGAGCTGCTGGTTGGTGAGCGTCCACATCATCTCCTGAAGTTCGGAGATGAGTTCGACCTCGGAGATACCCGGCACCCGGAACAGATCCGGCATCCCCGAGCAGGCAATGAACGGGTGATGGCCGTGCCAAAACGGCGTGCCTCGATCCCTCAGCTCAACACGTCTGTTCCCGACTGTCGTAGCGCGGAGTTTCCCCTTCTCAAAGTGCCATTGCTCCAGAAGCTCGATCTGGTCCTTGGTGCGGTCGGAATCGAAGAGGTCCTTCTCACGGTTTGCGAGTTCTTCCGAGAAGTCTCTTGATTCCTTTAGCTGGTCGACATTGGAGTAAATGCCTCGCGGATTGTCCTCCGTCTTTTCGAGTCGCTTCAACTCGTCGAAACTCATCCACAGTCGGTGCGTGACTCGTTTCGCCCTGTCGAGTGAGACAGCGGCTTCGTGCCAGATGAAGTCGCGCATGTCGACGACCTCGCAGACAGGGTCGTCCTTGACGACGTCTACGGAGTCCGTCTGGGTGAGCCGGGGGACGGTCGCGTACACGTCCCCGAAGTCGTTGTAGAGCGGTTCCTCGAATGTGGTCCAGCGCGGCTTTTCTCGTTCCTCGTAGGCCCAGAACGTCTTGACCGCCGTGAGTCCGGTAATCAGCGCTTGCAGCCGGTGGTTTCTCTGCGCGACGAGAGGCCACGTTCTGCGTCTTTGCGCCGCCAGTAGGATCTCCAACCCTCTCGCGCCCTGCTTCAGTCTTTCCGGGTCGGGTTCCAGCCGCGCGTTCGCCCGCAACCGCCAGATAGGTCTTGGATCGAGCAGGGACGCGACCATCGTCTCCAACACCTGCGCGATGTAGGGAGGGTGGAGTTTGTTCGTCCACTGCGCCGCGTCGGAACGTCGCTCCAGAATCCCGCGGAAGGCGCGGTAACGACTTTCTGCTTTCTCGACGAAGCGTTCGTGTGCGGACTTGTCTTCGTCGAACCCCTTCAGCACCTTTGAAACTGCCGGGGAGAGACCTTCCTTCTTAGCCACGCGCTAGGACCCGCTGAAGCGTCGGGTCGCCGAGGGTCTTCCGCTCCTCGGCCTGCCTTTGGCCGAGAAACTTCTGAAGATCAGCCAGACACTTCGCGAGCACGGCGGAGTCTTCATCGTCCTGCTCAAGCGGAACTGCTTGCATCAGTGCATTGATCGCAGTGCGGACGAACTCTGCGGACTCAGGCGTGTCCGGGCCGGGATAACCGACGAGGGGTGGCATAAATGTCTGACTCCTAAGCGGTTTCTTGGTATTGCCAGGCGTACGGGTCTTCGTAAGTTCCGCCCGGATCAGGCTGCCAGGGATAGTTCGGCTTCGGCTTACGCGGTCGCTTCGGCCGGTGGCGATTCGGATGCTCGCCCTTGAGCCGGTACATCTCCAGCGTGATCGCGCAGGCCAGCACGCAGTCGTCGTGAGAACCTTCCTGCGCCCTCGGTGAGGTACCAGTCTCGTGGTAGACGAACGACTCCATCTCCCACAACAGCTTGTCGGTGACAAACGGCAGGACCCGTTCTCTTACGGCTTTCTCGAACTGGTTGAGGATCAACGGACGGGTTTTCGAGTTCGTGGGAAAACCGAACGGCTTCGACACAGGTAGGTCGGGCCGGGAGGAAAGAACGTGGCGGTACAGTCGGCGATAGGGAGGACGACCCTCTCTACCATCCCGAAGCGGGATGATGACGGCCTCGCCGTAACCGCCTCCGGTTTCTACTGCGATGAGGGCGTCGTTGTATTTCTTGCCGAGGAAGTGGAGTTGGGTGGCGTACTGGTCCGCGTCGATGTGCGCGTGGAACTCGGCTGCGAGCTCCATCGTTGCGAGGTCAACCACGTAGGCTGCGGAGTAGTCTCGCCCACGACCAGTCGCAACGTCGGCACCGATCGCGTAGCCGTGGTCTTTCTGCGGTTCGCGGTAGACCCAAACACGGCCTCTTTCATCCTCTTTGACCGTTGCGACACGCGGGTCGGAACCCAGAACAAAGTCATACTTCCTCCGTGGCTTCGCGATTCGCTCCCGATAGGCCGCGAGGTCTTCGGGGTCGAAGAACACCCGGTTCGTGAGCGTGAACGCCTCGTGCTCGTTCGCCGGGTACTGCTCCGCTCTTTCGTGCGACTTCATCCCCCGCACTTCGGGATCGTGGTCGTACCACCACTGGTCCCGGTCGGGATGGAGGTTCCAGGGCAGGAACCGCTTCGAGAACCCCGCTTCCTCCGCCTTCTCCCACAGCCAGTGGAACTGGTTGCCCTCGCCGGTATCCATGTTGGCGCGGCCGTTGGCGGTGGAGATGACGATGATCTTCCCCTTCGAACCGGCCGCCGGCTGAACGGCCTTCATGATCTCCCCGGCTCTCTCGATCCGCGAGAACTCGTCGAGGAGGACGACCGCCGCCGTCTTGCCGTGGCCTGATGCGCTTGCACTCGTCATCGCCACAATCCGCGAGCGGGACCCGTCGGGAAAGAGGAGGGCTATCTCGCCTTTTGCAAAGGCACCTTTAGCGGGAGTTACGACCTCGGCGCCGTTCCACAACCAACGTGGGAGACTCTGAAGCAGCGACCAGCAGCGCCCGATGTTCTCGTGCGCCTCTTCTTCCTTCTGCCGATACACGAGACACAACGACCCGGGCTTGTAAAGAGCCGTCCAGAGTACGAAGGCGCAGCCCAGCCATGTAATCCCCAACTGCCGGGCCTTGAGCGCGATCGTCCGCTGTTCACCGAGCCACCAGTCGAGGACCCCTCGCTGCCAGAACCAGCCCGATTCTTTGTCGTCGAGGGGGAAGGTGAAGGTCTCGGCCGTCCGCTCATCCGGCGCCGACATGTGACTGGCGAGGTTCGCCGGATGCTCCGCACATCGTCTGCGTTCGAGGACCCGCCGGGCTAGGACCCGCCGTGCCTCAAGCTGCCGGTTCAAGCTCGGGACCCTCGGCGATCTCCAGAAGTTCCGCGTCCGACAGCTTCTCCAGATCCGCAATCGCATGGAGCGCCCGCACGTTCACGTCCACCTGCTTCTTCTCCGCCGGTTTCCCGACCCCGAACTCCAGCGCCATCCGCAAAAACGTGTTCACGTCCTTCAACTCGTAGGTGTCGACCTCGATGTCCAGCTTCTTCATCGACCGGCAGCGAGGGCACTCGATCGACGTCACCCGTCGTTTCCGTCTGGTGGTGGCGTCATCCCAGATGTCCCGTAGCCGCTGGTAGTCGTTCTCGGAGATCAACTCCGCCAGAAACCGCTGGGCGCTCACTGCGGCAACCCGATCTCAGTACCGGCATGGACGCACGCCCAAACCGCGAGACACTTCTTGCCGCAGAAGTGCGTCTCCTCATCCTCACCCCAGTCGACGACGTACCAGCCCTCCCCCTGGATCTCCTCCCGGCACTCCTCCCCGTCGGCCCCGGTGAGGTAGATCAGCGACTCGCAGTTGTCGCAAGTCGTATGGGTCGCGATTGTCACTTCTTCTTCTTCGACGACCGCTTCTTCGGCTTCACCCTGTCGAAGTGATGGGCCTTCACCCATGCCTCACCCTTGGTCGCGTAGAGGTAGCGCTGCTGCTTCCGAGACTTCGCGGGCATTCGACCTCCCTGCCGGGAGGGACCCGGCTACTTGAAATCGGGTTTGAAAGTGCGCTTCACAGTTCGGGCTGGAATGTCGCGGGGCTGAGCGTCGGCGACCGTAAACACGCGAGGCGAAAAGACCTCGACATCTTTCTGGGGGGGCACCTTCGGCGCATCGACGTAACCGTTCACAACGCGGCGAACGAACGCGCTCACACCCTCCTCCCCGGCAACTTGCTTCCAGCGGTCGAGTTCTTCCGGCGTGAGGCGAAGCTGGAATTGCGTGGTCTTAGTCATGACATGACCCTACTGCCATGACATGACGGAGCCTGAAGTCCCCGAAGTTGACACGGTCATGTGGCGAAGGGCCCCAGGAGAGGGACCCGCGCGACTCCAAGCCGGCGAGGGGGAGGGGAGTGCCTGGAGGCACTGCACCGACCCCCTCAGAATGTCACAAGCTCCCTGCTCTATTGCTTGTAACCCATGAAAAGCCTTTAACGGCTCAACCATGCGAAGCAGGGGGGACTACTACGGTGTTTCGAGTCCTTTGGTGCGCCTGTTTCTAGTACACGGGCGGGCGCGGAGGCTAACGACCGTTCGGTAGGTGAGCCAAGCTAACGACCGTTCGGTAGGTGAGCCAGGGGTCGGTTAGACAACAGGGTTCCGCTACCGTCACTCATTAGCAGGAGCATCGGCTAGACAACCTGTTCTTGGTATCGCCGCTCCTGGGTCGCGTCGCGGCGCTGTCGTCACGCCGCTCGCACTCTCGTTGGTTTGAGCACGTCACTAACCGTCATCCGGGGCATCCCCAACCTGCGGGAGATCTGCGCCACGTTCAGCCCGTCCTCGAAGTGCAGTCTCAGAATCTCGCGGTCGCGTTTCTGTTGTGCCGCGCCGTTCGCCCACCGTCCTGAGCCTTTCGCTGTGGACTTTGTGGACTCTGTGGGCACTAGGATCGGGTCCGGCATCAGCCGCGCCACGTCTGAGACCGCAGCATCAGCTCGCTTCTGAAGGTCCGGGCCGACGGTTCTGAGTGGCGAGTCATACCCGTACACGACCTCGAGGGCGGCGCGGTCGTAGGGGCTCTCAAGATGCAGAACCGTGAGGGCGATATCCAGCTCCCTGAATGAGCCGGTGCGGTAGAGACTGTCCTTCGCGGCCTCCCATGCCTCTTTCTCGCGCGGGTCGATCTCGCCTTTGCGGTGTTTGTCCGCCAGTTCGAGCTTCCGCAGTTCAGACGCGATGCGGCGACGCTTCAACGCCACCGACTCCTCGACCCCCGTCGTCCGCTCGAACTCGAGCGCCTGCCGCGACTTCTCCCCATGCGTGTACGGGTCGATCTTGATCCGGCCCGCCCCCTCGCAGCGGTCGCACTCCCGGACGGCCTTGCCGCTTCCAATGCGCTTCTTGCCGACGCAGCGGGCGCAAACTTCCCAGGTTTCCTTGGCCTCGCCGCGCTTGGCCAGTTGCATGTACTTGGCCGCCGGGACTGGCACCCAATCGAAACGCGACCGCAGCAGCAGCTTCGTCGCTTCCTCGCGCTCACGGTCGGTTTGGCGGCGCTCACTCATTCGATGCCCCGACCTAGAATTCGACGCTTCTCGGGACCCCACGGCATGTAGAAGCGCCCGAGCAAATTTCGCCAGAACGCACCGAGATACGCGCCGGGCCAGGTTATGACGGTCTGCCAATGCTCCGGGTGGCCGCGAAATCTCACCGACGGCTGCCCCGCGATGTCGCTGCCTGCAAAGAAACGCTTGCTACTCACGCGCGGTATCTCCCCCTTCCGCTTCCCACTCTTCCCTGAACTCGCGCGCCTGCTCGACTATCGCGTCCGAGAAGCACTCAAAGTGGCATGGCCACATCTGCTCCTCTTCGGCGCGGGTGAGGTAGACCTGGAAGTCCCACTCGCACGTCTCGCCGCAAAAACAGCAGGCGTAGGTGATCCCGCGCGAGAAATCAAGATTCATCCGTCTCCCCTTCCGCTTCTGTGGCCACAGCCCGCCGCTTTATCCAGAGAGTTCCAGGCGCCCAGCCACCCTCCACCTCGTCGTCCCAGTACGGCTCCTCCCAGTAGATGATCTCGCCGCGCCGACTTGTGCGAAACACGTAGTCCTTCAGCACAAACCCGACGCCGACAGTTGAATAGGCGGCGGACTTCATGTGACGAATGAGATCGGCGTAAGCAACAGTCTCTCCTGGCGCAATGACCGCGAGTACGTCTTCGATGTTGGCCCGCTCGACGCTCACCCTTCCTCTCCTTCTGTTTCGAAGAGCAGCACGGGCCACCTCAGCAAACTCTCCAGGCGCGGCGTAGATGCTGCTGTATTCAGACCGGGCCTCGCGTCGGACGATTTCGCACAACGCCTCTTCGAGGGCCGCTACCCGTGCCTCGGCAGCCACCCGTAGCTTCTTTTCGGCGCTCAATGTTCCGGCGAGCCCGGCGCGGTCAAGTCCTATCTCGTCGAGGAGAGTGCGGAGTTCGGCGTTCTCACGCTGCGACTTGTCGAAGGCTTCCTCGGCCCACGTCCGCGCGCCGCTCAGAGCGTCTTTGTCGAGCTGAAGCTGCTTTGCTCGTTCCTGTAGGGCCTGTCGCTCGGCTAGAAGGGCAGCCACAGCTTCGTATGCCTCATTGACGCGCCGCTGCACTTCGCCTTCGCGGTAGCCGTCCGAGTATTCGAGCGCCAACGTCAACGCTGATTCTGCGCGCTTGATGAAATCGCGGATCACGTCTTGCGGCGCCGCTACCTCTGCTCTCTCCCCGCTCAAGCCGCAGGCTCCGCAAGCAACGACAACTGCGACAACCGCCGCGCCGACATTTCGGCGTAGTCCGGGTTGAGCTCGATGAGAAGTGACTTGCGGCCGAGGCGGCGCGCGACCAGGGCTGTCGTTCCACTCCCGCCGAAGGGGTCCATCACAACGTCGCCGAGCCTCGTCCCCGCCTTGATACACCGCTCCACCAACGCCTGTGGATAGGTGGCGAAATGCGCTTCGGGAAACGGCTCGGTGGGGAGCTCCCAGACGGAGCGGAGGTTGCGGCCGGCGTTGGGCCAGCGTTCGCCGTCGCGGTGCTGCAGTGATCCTTCGCCGCCCTGAACGGTTGTGACGCGCCGACCATCCGGACCGCGGTCGGCCTCGGGCGGCATACCGGGAAACGTGCGCTTGCCGATCGGGGCAGTGCGGTTCCCGCCCGGTCCGGCCGCATCTTGCCGGTGGAGATCTTCGGCTTTCTTGCCACCGAAGGCGTAGCGGTAGCGCTCCTCGCTCGCGGGCGCGAACGCCTCCCGCACCGCCTCGGCGTCATAGAAATACGACTTGCTCCGCGTCAGCAGAAACACCTGCTCATGGCTCTTGGTCGGCCGGTCCGTCACCGACTCCGGCATCGGATTCGGCTTCGCCCAGATGATCTCCGAGCGGAGATACCAGCCGTCTGCTTGCAGGGCGAAGGCGAGACGCCAGGGGATGCCGACAAGGTTCTTGGGAAGGAGACCAGGAGGTGGAGCCCATTGACCACGAACTGCATTTGCCTGTTCAAGTCTTGCCCTTGTGTGCGCGTCATTTAGTGTCTCCCTTGAGAAGTGCAGGCCACTCTTAGCAAGCTTTGATTCGATCGTCTTTGAGCCGGAGGGCTGAGCCACGTAACTGTCCCCGATGTTCAACCAGCAGGTCCCGTCCCGCCGCAGCACCCGCCGCACCTCGCGGAAGACGGCGACCATGTTCTCGACGTAAAGCTCAGGCGTCGGCTCGAGGCCGAGCTGTCCCTCGGTGCCGTAGTCGCGCAAGCCCCAGTACGGCGGGCTCGTCACGACACACTGCACGCTCTCATCCGGCAACCCGGCCAGCACTTCCCGCACATCGCCTACGTAGAGCGTGAAATCCGCATCCTGCACATACGGCTCTCTCGGGGGAGTGACGCCCGTCACGCAGCGGCCCCGGCTTGTCCACTGGACTTGACAACGGCTGTCCAGTCTGCTATACTGGTTGGCATGGAGGTTTGGAGCGCCGCCACATCCAGAGTGATCGCGCGAGGCGACCGCGAGGAGATGCTGCGCTTCGCCGATGATCTCGAGCGCAACGCGCGTCGGGACGACTCGAAGCTGATGCCAGCCGCGCGCCGGACGCCCGAGTCCAGGGCGGGGTGGCTGCGGGACGCCCAGCTTCTGCGACGGCTCGCATCCAAATGAGTTCGTTGGCGAGCGTGCGCCGCGCGACCACTGCCGCAAGTGCGGCGAGTCAGCGGCGCAACCAAGAGATTCGCCGCGCGCACGAGGCCGGCCACTCCATCCGAGCCATCGCCGCCGCCGCCGGGCTGAGCCACGGGCGCGTGCATCAGATACTCCACGACCGCCGCTGAGCCGCCCCCAAGGCAGCTTCGATGTAGTCGGCCATTTCCTCAGCGGTGTAAGAGTCCCGTTGCGGCGGCAGAACAAACCTCTCGATGACGAACACCAGCGCCGTGTCGTGGTCGGGGTAATACATCGCTTCTGCCGCCGCCTCGGCCAGTTCTCGGTTCGTTGCTTGTGTAAGGTCGCTCACCCCGCCCCCTCTGCAATCTGCGTGTAGGGGGTCACGCCGTAAACACTCCGGGGATTCGCTCGGCTGTGAAGTAGGCGCCGTCGCGCTGGTCCGAGGCGATCAACATGCCGTCGTAGAAGGGGTGGATGCGGTCGGCGGGGAAGCCCCAGCGCGCGATCTCGAGCACGACCGCCGCAGAGTCCGCCGGGGTCATCGGCCCGTAGTAGAGCTGCGGGAACCAGTGCGCCCCCGCCGCAACGAGTTCGGGGATGGGCACCACCGTCCCGTCCTGAAAGGGCTCGTTCGAGTACCAGAGTTGCTTGTCCGCCTGCGTCCCGGTCGAATTTGAGGGGTTGTTGGAGCCGACCAAGCCCCGGTTTCCCGCCGAACCGTTCAAGAGGCGGCGCACGTACTCCATCGACACCTGCTCCAAGTCCACCATCAGCGGCTCACCCGCTTTCAGGAGCCGCGCGCAGTCGGAGTCGAGCTGCTGGCGGTACTTCAACGCCGAGCCGTCCGCGTGCAGGCCGTACCAGCGCGGGTCGGAGAAGAAGAACGGCGTCCGGCCCTCTTTGCGGACCGCGTTCATGTGCTCTGCCGCTCCGGGGTCGTGCGGGTCGTAGCCGATGAAGTTGATGCCGCGCTCATACAGGCGTTTTCTGACGACACCGTTGCCGGTGGAGAGAATCCAGGTTGCGCGAATCACTTGCTCTCCATTTCGTTAGCGGGGGATAGGGCGGTGGCCAGCACCTCCCGATACGCCGTGATCGTGCTCGTTTGGACGATCCACTCCACCCTGTCCTCTTCCTTGAAGGCATCGTCGGTGACAGTGATCCAGCCCCACTTCAACTCGTTCCGAAGCTGTCCGTCAATTTCCTTGCGCCACAACCGTCCGTCCGAAGTTCTGACGTGATAAACCCTCACCGCTTCCCCTCCTCAGCAACAGCAGACGTAGAGAGAGCGTCGTCCACGCGAGCCAGAACATCGCGCGCAGTCTCTTCCCGCCATGTCGCTGTTCGCCGCCCGCTATGGGCCCGGTTGAAAACGTACGGCCGTGCTTCTTGCAGCGCCGCCCGAAGTTCTGCCCGCTCTCCAACCAGCTTCCCTGTCTCGGCTTTCTGGGCTTCGAGGGCTTCGAGGATTGCTGTGATGTAGCCGCGAGCCTCATCGAACGAGTTGCGCGCCGCTTCCTCCTGCATTGCGAGTGCGTCCCGTTCGGCTTCGACCTCTGCTAGACGAGACTCGGCTTTTGGAGATGCGGTCAAGAGCTTCGCCGTAAACTCTCGCGGAGACGCTTATACCCGCGCTCATGGCTGTTTTGACTCCCGCAATTCGAGCATGTACCGCACGGCCATCGCCGCGGTCTGCTTCGCCTCGACGTATGCAGGCCAACTCGCGGCCCCGGTTGCCTTTCACTTCTTCCCAAAGCTCGTCCAGCTCCTCCGCGATGACCGCGTAGCCTTCGTGCGGCGAGTTGAACGGCGCACAGCGATCTTGGGCGCGCATGACCTCATCACCAATCGCGCGCAGCGCCGCGTCGAGTTTTGGCTGTCTCTGCCGAAATCAAGTCCGGGTCGTAGACGCTCATCGGGTAAACACCGCCAGAGCCGCAGCAGTCACGAGGCTTTATCCTCGATTTCCTCGTCCGGAATCGGCGTCAGCGAGTAGACGACATCAGCGAACCGTGCCGCCTCGCGCAACGCTTCCAATAGGGCCAGCGCCCGCGCATGCGGTTCGTCTCTCGTCGCGTTGTAGGCCGCGTTTGCGTCCACGAGTCGCGCTTCCAAGCCCGCCCATGCATCGGCGTAGATCGCATGGCTCGTCTCTTCACTGACGTAGATGGGGAGATCCGCGCCCTCAACCTTCACGTAGGCATCCAGAATCTCGACGTCTTGGGTCTGCGTCATAACAATCACTCCTCTCAGTCGATGCTTGATTTCGGGGTCAAGTTCAGGCAGCAGGCGCCCAAGCGCGCGGAGTTCGCCCGCATGCGAGAGGCGCATCCGTTTCGACGCAGGCAGCGCTGTGTCCTTCACCCCACCACCCCCGCCGCTCATGACTTGTTGATCCGCACGTAGAGGACGCGGCCGATCTCAACGCCGAGCATGTCGCCGCGCACCGGGCTTTGGTTCAGCATGTCCACGATCTCCTGCCCGACGCCGCGCAGGAAGTCGTCAGACGGACGCACGCAGGCCATCGCGTTGAGCCAGATGTGATTCCCCTCGGCGAGCTTCACCTTCTGCTCCATCGACAGTTCGCTCTCGGCGATCTTCTCGGGGATTTCGATTGCGTCCTCGGTCACCCCACCACCCCCGCTCACGCCCGCCTCCCAAAGCGAAAGACGAACAGCAGCATCGGTAGCGGGCAGACGTAGACGACGAGCCGGTAGTCCGGGTGATTGCGTTCGATGAATGCACCGATCCAAAAGTCGTACCAAGCGAATTTGACCCCGGCGCTCATTCCGCCTTCTCCTGCGAATCAAGGGCGGCGAGAGCTTCGCGCAACTCGTCTACAGCTCCGACTCTGTTTACGTCGATGATTAGCTCGTCAGATTCGAGAACGCACCGCGCCGCTTCCGCTACTCGTTGTTGCGCCAGCCATGAGGAGGCGAGAGCCGCGACCGACTCGAAGTAGATGCCATCCTTGCGATACGAGTCCCACGCCCGCGCGTCCCGCGTCGTGTTCATCTGCGTATGCGCCGCCAGCTTTCGCGTTTCCGCTTCGTCGCGCAGGCGCTCTACCTCTGACCTCGTGAGTGTCACAGGCCGCAATACCTTCGAGTCGGCCACGGGTAGAAGCCGCGACCACTTCGATATGCGCGGATCGCAACGGTGATCTGCTCTGTCTTCGACCAGGGATTGAGCCAGCCGTTCGGCCCTACGAAGCCCTGCGGTTCTCCGTACTTGCGGAGCATGTCCGCGCCGTACGTCCGCATGAACTGGCGATTCATCTGAAGCCCGCCCCAGTAGGGATCGCCGCCGTCTTCCCAGTCGCCCTCGTGGGAGTGGATGCAGCCGAACGCGCGCACGAGCCACGACGACACGAACAGCTGCCGCCGCATCCTGGCGATGTAGGCAAGGTCCCGCGCAACCCAGGCCGAATGCAAGAAAGCTTGCATCGGCACCGGGCTAAGCAAGACAAACAGCCCTTTTCTTACATTGGCCTCCCGTCTATCGTGGGCTAGCTGCTTCTTTGCCTGGACGAGCTTTCCCTCCACCGTCTTCGGATGCCCGCTGAGACGGTGCGGTGAGGCGTCGGAGATGCCGGCCAGGCGTCCGATCAGGAACATCAAGGCAAGGGCGAGGAGGAGGAAGAGTTGGCGCGATCTCGTCACCGCGAAACCCTCACTTCCGCCTGAGGCCATCGCTCACAAGCGGTGAGGTAGCCAGCAACGAACCGAACGAGGCCGTCGTAGTCGCCCCAGCCGTTCTCCGGGTTGAACTGCTTGAAGTGATCTGGATCGGCGTTCAGCGTGGCGAGACCATCGCGCAGCGGGTCGATCAGTTGTGCCGCGCGCTTTACCCCGATCTCTTCGGGTTGCCAGAGCGCTTCGTACACGCCAGCCGCATCCGCCATGCGGACGAGGTTGTGCGTGATGTTCGCCTCGTAGACGTACCCGCCCCAGAGATCTTCGGTCGCAACCGTTGGCTCGCGGCCGGGGTAGAGTTCGTCCCACTCATCGCGGGTGATCTCGACTGTCTGGCCGTTGCGACGAATGAAGATCCGGCCTGCGGTTGGTGCCTCCTCAACTTCTCCCGGCACGGTGAGGTAGACATCCAGGCTCATCGGTGGTCTCCGGGGAAGAGTTGGCGGGAGCGGGTCACGCGAGATCGTCCTCGCACGGTTCGACGTGAGCCGCCGCGTGGCAGCCCGAACAAAGAACCTCCACGTCCTCCAAGAGTTCCGCGAACGCCCGCTCGTACGTCAGGTGATGAACCTTGAGCCCATGGCCCCACCAGTCGTCTGAGGCCCAGTTACAACGCTCACACCGGAAATCCGCGCGCTCAATCGCTTCAAGACGAAGACTCCGCCAATGCTTCGTCTGATGAACGCCGACCGGAGCTACAACGCGAACGTCGGCGGGGACGCTTACAGCGGTTCGAATCCGCTCGGCGCCTCCTATAGCGGATATGCAGGGAGTTTTCACTGTTGGGCGAGGACGCTTTGCTCCACGAGGGCGAGGTCGCGGGCGACGTCCCGGTTGTCCAGGTGCCCGTACATGTCGAAGGTCGTCTTGATCGAGGAGTGGCCCATCACCATCGAGAGGGTTTCCAGCCGGCCACCCCGCCTGAGCCACCGCGTAGCAAACGTGTGGCGGGTCATGTGCGGGTTCCGCGCCCTGACTCCGCTGTCCTCGATACAGCGCTGCCACCAGCGTACGAACGTCGTCTCCTGAACGGGCTTGTCGCGATAGGTGTGCCGCCACACCCGCCCGGAGGAGCGCACCCGATACCAGAGATAGTCGCTGGTCTGCAATCCCTCCGTAAGTTGGAACTCCGCGACCCGCTGCTCAAGCGTCGCGGTCATCGGCACGACCCGGTCCTTCGCCCCCTTGCCGCCGAGGATGACGATCTCCCCGTTCGGGGCCGTGAGGGTCGAGACGAACCGGAACCGGGCCAGTTGGAGCGCTATCGCCTCGGACTTCCGCAGGCCGGCGTCGAAGAGAATCTGCATCAGCACACCGTCGACCGAGGGCAGATCGCAGAGCGCCTTGACCTCGGCGTCGTTGAAGATGTCGTAGACCTTCTGGCTCGGACGCGCGATCGGGTCGAGTTTGTCCATCGGGTTCTTGTCGATGAGCTCGAAGCGAGTAGCCCAGCGGAAGAAGTCCCGAACATGCGATGCGCGATGCCGGCGTGACCGCTCCGGTTGCAACGCGATCCAATGGTCGATGTCGGCCCAGGTGATGTCCTCGAGCCGCTTCGACGGAAACGTCTGTGCCAGAGACGCGAGGTAGCGCTCCTTGTCGTCAAGGGTTCTTGGCCGCCGTCCCTGATTCGTCTTCCGGGCCAGGTAGTTGACGATCGGCTCACCCAGCCCGGTGGACTGGTAGTTCTTGTCGCGCAGGGGGTCGTAGTCTACGGCGACGCTCACCGCTCGGCCCCCCCGTACCCCTCCACCTCGGCCTGAGCCCGGTCCACGATCCGAACATCCGCCGCAACGAGAAGTGCCCGCCTCACGAAATCCTCATCGGCTCCCATGTCGGTCAGCTCCTCGCCGAGCGACGAGTCCGTGTAGTACGGGGCCGTGCGCCGAACGAACGCGAGCGCCCGTTCCTCGTTGAAGGGTGTTTCCTTCGTCGGAAGCTCTATCGAGGCGAGCATCCTCATCAGTTCGGTCAGCTTCGCCTGCGCCGCCGTGAGGTCGTAGCGGATCTTGGAGGCAACGGTTTTGAAGTCCTCTTTGACATATCTGGGCCGTTTGCCTGGGCCTGCGCGGTCGCTCATCAGGCCGCCTCGCCGCGAAAGGCCTTTGGTTTTAGACTTTTAGGGGAGGGGAGGGGAGGGGGCTTGCGAACTTCTCCCGCATGTTCGCTCGCACGTTCGCGCGAACGACGCATCCTTTCCTTCGCCTTCTCGCGCCGCTCGATTACCTGCTCAGCCGAGGGGTTGTATTCCAGGTAATCCTTCACTTGATAGCCATCGTCCGTGTCCAGCCAGAGGCCAACAGCCGCAAGCTCGCGGACATGACGGGGCGAACCTGAGACGATCGCCCTCACGACTTTGACCGCCCGCTCCGTGAGGACTCCATCGGTGAGGTTGCGTCCGCAGTAGCAGAGCGCGGCGATGTGTAGGCGAAAGGATCGGTCACTGAGCCCGTCCACCTTGCGATGCTCGACAAAACCATCATCGATGGCTACCCACGTCACGCATCGGCCGCCTGGGAAGATGGGGACGCCGTGTCCTCGTCCGACGCCCCCACCATCCTTAGAACTCGATCTGTTTCCCGTTGATTGCCGTTGCCGGGAACAAGATCGCGAGCAGATTCATCACGCCCGAGTGCCCTGAGACGAGATCGGAGGGGTTGGTCGGGTCGATGGACTTCAAGCCCTCCACCGTCACGTTCCACTCCTTCCGCATCTCGTCCTCGTCCGCGACGAAAATGCGATACGTCTCGGCGTACTGCTCCGAGACTCGATCCAGCACTTGAGGCATAGGCGCCCCTTTCTCCCGTTGCCGGGGGTTGTGTGTGCCGCAGACTCAACGCGATGCGCCCATCCCCGGGTCAAGCTGGATGAGGTCGCGGTGCTCTTTGCAGGCCCGCCCGTAGCAGGGCTCTCCGCAGTAGGCGCAGCGACTCAGGAGTGGCCGGCCGCGCTCCGCGAGAATGGCTTTGACGATCCGCCGCAGCATGTCGCGCTCCTCTTTCACGCGACCCTCAGTCCGTTGCCGCGCCGCAGATCGAAGTACCGCTGCCGCCACTTCAACGCCGCCTCACCCCGGTCGCGGGCGAGCTCGCGGTAGTACCTTCGTCGCTGCTGCGCCCTCTCGAAGCGGTCTTTGTAGTAGTCCCTTTCGTCTGTGAGTTGGTCGATGCGGGTGCGGAGGCGGGTTTCGCGGGGGGTCATGCGGCTGCCTTCTCAAAGTCGAAGCGGGCGAGTGCGTTGAGGAGCCGCGCCCACACGCGGTTATCGACAGGTGGCGAGAAGCCGTACTCCAAGACGAACTCGGGGAACACCTGCGCCGCTTCCAGCACTTCCAGGATCGCATCGAACTCCTCAACCTCGATGAGGTCGAACAAGTCCTGGTTGCGAAGTTCGCGCAGCTTGGAAATCGGAATCCGCTCTGTCACTGCTCCATCGGCCTCCCCGCCGTCATGCCACCCTCCAAACACGAAGCTCAGTCCGGGGGTTCTCCTTATCCACCCACTTGCCGATGTACGCCTGAACGATCTGCGAGTCGTCGTCCCAGATGATCCCGTTCAAAGCATCGGCCACGGTTTTGGCGAGGTTGTCCCAGTCGACGCGTCTGTGGTTGCCGAGGAAGAAGTCGACGTCGAGGCAGAGGTCGCCGCGCACGGGCACTTTGACGATTTGCCGCGCCAGAATCTCGATCTGCGACTCATGCAGCAGGGTCTTGCGGGGCGTGTACGTGCCTCGTCTTGTCACCCGAACCCGCGCCTTCGGAACAGGCTCGCCGGGGACGGTGAGCTCGAGGACGAGGTCTTTGCTGGCGATGACGCGGAGAGGGGTAGCCA